TATGCCTTTTCCTACCACTAACGCTACAGAAGAATTACCAGCAGTTAACCAAATCCTGGCGTCAGTTGGTCAGGCACCTGTCACCACCCTCGATCAAACCAACCCGGACGTTGCGATTGCTTACGATACTTTAATAACAGTATCACGAGAAGTACAGGCTGAAGGCTGGAGTTTTAATACAGAATTTGGTTACGACAAAGAGAAAACAGACGCAAATAAAGAATTTGTCATACCAAATAATATGCTACAAGTAGACTTATCACCTAATGTCAGTTACAGTAAAAATGTAGTCAGACGTTCAGGTAAGTTATACGATAAATATAATCATACTTATGAAATCACCGATGGTCCTAATGAAAAATTAACATTAGACATTATTTGGAAATTTGACTGGGTTGACTTACCGGTACCTGTACAAGATTACATTGTAGCTAGAACAGCTACCATCGTGTCTAGTAGAATTGTAGGTGACCAAGGTCAATACCAAATGTTACAACAGAAGGAAGCTTATGGTAGAGCCATGGCTTTAGAGTATGAAACAAATCAAGGAGACTATACATTCTTTGGACACCCTCAAGGGCAAAACTACTACAAGAGTTATCAACCTTATAAGGCACTTTACAGATAATGGCAGCAGTCACTCAAACAATCCCTAGCTATTTAGGTGGGGTATCAAAGCAAACAGATAAGAAAATGAAACCTGGCCAGGTTAGAGAGTGCCTTAATGCATACCCTGACCCTACATTTGGATTAAGAAAAAGACCAGGTTTTAAGTTCATCAAGACAGTACATGAATCAACCGATACAGCTTCACCAGACTTTGCTGATGCTAAGTGGTTCTTTATTAAACGAGATAATGAAGAGAAATATATTGGATGTATTTTAGACACAACTAATGCTGACGGCAGCGCTTCTATACATGCAGCAGATCCTATCAAGATATGGAGATCTGATGGTACAGCTTGTGCGGTAACTTACCCTGATGGTGTGAGTTATCTAGATACTACACGAGATAATTATGATATATTGACAGTGCAAGATAACTCTGTCGTAACAAATAAAACAAAAGTTGTAGGTGAACAAGCTGCACCAACAAACAATGAAGCAGCAGATGCTTATATATTAGGATCTAAAGCTACTATACGTTTATTTCAAGTTAAATACAGCTCAAGGTATTCAGCAACTGTGAAGATAGGTGATGAATCATTTGACTCTGAGTACACTACTATTGAGAAGGAAGCTGTACCACCAGCAGGGCCTAATGGAGAATTAGTTAATACTGCTGAAAAAATTCTTACAGAACTAGAGAATGGTTTCAATACTTTATCTATACCTGGTACTTTAACAATTACAAGGTTAGAAGCTACATTAGAATTAGACTTAATGCAACCTTCAATAGCCACAACACCAACTGTTGATGGTGGTAGTGGTGGTACTGAGGGTTCATATGTAAATAAACCTGTAACAGTTACTAAGTCTAAAATCCTTACATTAGGAACACCTAGTGCTGCAGATCCAGCAAGGGTTGAAGGGACTTATACTATAGGAACTAGTGATTACACTACTTCCGGTATTGGTATTGATGCTACATTTTCAGTAGATGTTGATAGTTCAGGTGCTGCTACAGTTACACTAGTTGATGCTGGTAAGCATTTCATAGCTACTGAAGATATCACAATCGCTGGTAATTTAGGAGGTGGTGCTGACCTAGTAATTCCAGTTGCAACTATTGGTGCTGGTACTGGTATTACAGTTGATGTTACTATAGATGCTAATGGTGTAGCTACATCAGTTACCATAAACACTAATGGTAAGGATTACTTTAAAGATGATGAGCTTACAGTCACAGCTTTTACAGGAAGTCCTACAACTGACATCACAACTACAGTTACAAATCTTTGGCCTAAAGAGTTTGAGATAAGTTGCAGTGACAATCAAGGTAACGCTACTATAAGATCCTTTGGTAAACAAGTTAATGTTGTCTCTGACCTACCTGCAGATTCTATACATGATAGGATCGTGAAAGTTGTTAACTCCAAAGACGGTACTGCAGAAGATACTTATTGGAGTATTTTTTCAGCTGAAAATGAGAAGCACGGTGTAGGTTATTGGAAAGAGTCTATTGATCCAACTGTATCACCAGGTATGGATTCTAGTACACTACCACATCAATTACGTAATACAGCTGAGAATGTATTTGTATTTGAAAAGGCTGAATGGGTTGATAGGAAGGTTGGAGATGAATCTACTAACACAAGTCCTAGTTTTGTAGGATACCCCATACAGCAAACGTTTTTCCATAACAACAGACTTGGAGTATTGTCTGAAGATAATGTAGCTATGAGTAAATCAGGAGAATTCTATGACTTCTTCTTTGCTACTGCATTAGCTCAAACATCTTCAGATCCTATCGATATCAATTGTTCAAGTATTAGACCTGCTGTGTTACATGCAGTGATACCAACTGCACAGGGTTTAATACTATTCAGTAAGAGTCAACAGTTTATTCTATTCTCTGATGGTGAAATATTAACACCAACATCAGCAGTCATACGTGGCATTGCTAACTATGAGATGGACTCTACTATTGATCCAGTAGACGTAGGAACAAGTATTAATTTTGTCAGTAAAACTCCTAGTTATACAAGAGTGTTCGGAGCACAAACTAGAGGATCTGAAGAAAGTCCTATAGTAAATGATATCAGTAAAGTTGTATCAGAATGGATACCTGATACTGTTACCAATATGCTAACGAGTCCACAGAACTTCCTAATCGCCTTATATGGTCCACTAGACAACACAATGTACCTACATAAAACTTATACTGTAGGTGATCAGATACTCATGCAGGCATGGTTTAGATGGGACTTCCCAGGTAATATACAACATGCTGCTGTTGATTCTGATAGTATGTGGACAATGGTTGAAACTAAAGGTAAGTATATACTAGCTAGTGCTAGCCTGACTCAGACACCAGAGGAGGAGATTATTGTCACTAGTGATGGTAAACAAGTGAATCCACATATGGATTTATATGGAGCTGTTAGTTCCATGACTTATGATGCTACTAATAATCTAACTAAATGTTACTTACCTACAGGGTATAAAGATAATGAAAATCTAACACCAGTACTAGTAATTGCTGGTAATGGATCCTCTAACTTTGCAGGTGTAACAGAGTCTGGCTTTACAATTACACCAAACAGACCTACAGGTCAAGATCATACAACAGCTAGTCCATATTTTGAAGTACCTAATAAGGATATATCAGGACTAACTGCTGCTGATGTAATTATTGGGTATAAATATAATTATGATGTAGAACTCCCTAAGACTTACTTCAATAAAAACCCTGAAGGAACTATAAAAGATTACGCAGCAGCATTAACTATTGCACGCATGAAGTTTGCTGTTGGTCTTTCTAGTGTTGTCAGTTTTAAAGTGAAGAGTAAAGGATATAGAGGAGAACTAAGAGAGTTTACAGGAGATGGAACCACTACAGACTTTAGTGTACCATTCCCTCTTAAAGAGGAGAACGGAATTATAGTTAAATTAGATGGTGCGAAGCAGGCTTCTAATACTTATAGTATAGTTACTACTGATGCACAAGCTACAGTTAAATTCAACACTGCTCCAGAACAATACACGGTAAGCCGTTTATATGGAGGTAGTGGTTATACAGCTGATACTGGTGTATCTACTACATCAGCAAATGGAACTGGATTGACAGTTGATACTACAGTTATCAATGGTGCTATTACAGATTTAACCATTCATGGTGGTTCTAATTATGTAGAAGGAGAAATAGTGTCTGTGACCTCTCTCACTGGAGGTGCAGCTGGAGGTTTTAAGGTAGGACCACCTCAGAAGATTGAAATCACTACAGATACCTGGTATGATGTACAACCAGTACATGAAGCAGATCAGTATTTAGCGGATGACGTACCACTACTTGAAGAGGATGTCTTTACAGTACCACTACATCAAAAGACAGAAAACTTTAGCTTGAGAGTTTTTAGCAATTCACCATTCCCGGTATCATTATCTTCAATGATGTGGGAAGGTAATTATTCACCACGATTCTATAGAAGAACTTAAACAAATGACCACCCAAAACGAGAGAACTCATTACACTAAATTAACAAAAGAAATTATTAAGGAAGCTGCTGGTAAGAATAAGTTTGCATATGAATACCTATGGAAACTTATGTGCATATCACGTACAGTAGATGATGTATATGATATGGACCAGAAGATAACTAGAAATCAATTATTAGAAGCTATCAACTACTTGCTTGTAGAACTTCCTTATAACCCATTCTTTGTAAAGCATAGAGACACATTAACATCACAACATGTGACTATGCATAACGCTTGGTTAGCAGCAAATTTATGGGGAGAAGGTGATGAAACAGATCAAATCTATGCACATGTATGGAGAGATTATCACCAAGAAGTAGTACCCTTAGTAGCTCTACTGACACAAGGTCCAAGTAAAATGCAAGAGGTGTCCTTTAAAATGCGTCAAATGTTTAAAAAAAATTTAGGAGAATAAACTGAATGGATTTCATGGAGATACTCCCTCCCGGCGAACAATACCGCAGACAATTTGATAGATCCCTTATGGGTCTAGAGATGATGAGCGGCGGTGGAGGCGGTGGAGGCGGAGGTGATGATAATTCGGAGGATAGATATGAATATGATATGGATAATTATGAATTCAATAACTTTACTATTGATCGTAATTATGAACAGCAGCTACTTTCCAATGAGCTGCAGCGTCACCACATAGAACGTACCGCTTTATACCAAGAGCAGTCCCAAGCACAACAATGGGACTATGCTATGCAAATGCGGGAGGTTAAATATAACTCCCAAGTAGCCGCCTACAATAAATCCGAAGCACTCTACGGAGCACAGATCGGATTAAACCAAAGAGCAGCAGGCCTAGCATATGAGAATGCACGTAATGTAAATAGAGAACGTCAAGAACAGCTAGCATTCAGTGCAGCTAAATCTAACATAGCTTATCAGAAGAACACTAAAGATCTGAAATATGCCAGACAAAGTAGGGAACTGGCTATAGATAAAGCTCACTTGATGACAGGTTTGCAGAAGGAGGAAGCTACTTTAAAAAACCAAGCCAATAGAGCTAAAGCAGCTTTTACAAGTCAAGACAACTTAGTTAAGAGGTTGCAAGCTGAAGGTCAAGCAGACGCTAGAGGTACAGCAGGTAGATCAGCAGCAAAAACATATCAATCTATTGTAGCTGAAGCTGGTAGAGGAGCAGCACAATTAAGAGATGGTGTGACTAGAGCTGACTCTGCTTATAACCTATCCATGTATGGACTGGATATGGATTTACAATATAAAGAAGCTGATTTTCAAGTATCTGAAAATAAATTTCACAGTGATATTGACGCCTTAGAGAAGAGCTACCAACTACAAACAGAACAAAATGCTGCATCTAAATTAAGCATCATGCGTGCTTACGACTCTTCATTGAAGAAGGTAGAGCATGATCAATTCGCAGCTAATATAGCAGCAGATGCTAAGAGGATGACAAGACCATCCTTAATGCCTGCACCACCTAAACCACTATCAATACCTAGAGCAACAGTACTTGACCCTATGATTCCAGTCTACGGACCTGAACCTGTTGAGGGTGTTTACGCTACCGGCGGTGGCAGTGGTGGTGGTGGTAATGCAGCTGCTGGTGCTATCGGTGGAGCTATGACTGGAGCTGGTATAGGTGCTATGTTCGGTGGAGTCGGTGCTCCTATTGGAGCAGGTATTGGCTTTCTCGGCGGACTAATGGGTATCATGTAAACTTTAACTTCTACGGAAGAATAAATGGCACAATTTTATGCAAGAGATAGGGGTTATAGTGATTATCACTTAGAACTACCTATTGAAAAGATGGCTCAAAAGGAGCTAAAGAAAGGGGCTGACAAAATAGAGCAAATAAAAGCTACGGCTTCTCTAGTTAAGTCTCAAAAAGCCTCTCATATAAGTGCTTTAAATACTAAGTACAAAATAGAGAGCGAAAATTTAAAAGAAAACCATAAATTAACCCAAGCTAATTACAAACTAATTCATGACCGAGAGCAGTTAAATGCTCAAAGGGAGTTTGAAAATCTACAAAGAAGTAGAGGAAATCCTGGACCTAAGCAAGCTCAAGGTTTCGGCTCTTTAATGGAGATGGCACCAGCCTTAGCTCAAATGGTTGGTGAATATGTTGAGAAAGAGAAGATACATAGAAATAAAGCAACTTCCAACCAAATACTAGAGATTGGAGCACCAGGTTCCCAAGTAGCTCGGTGGGAAAGAGATAAAGCAATTATAGCTGGTAATACATTTGAAGCACAGATGTATGCGAAAGCTGAGTCAGAGAAGCTTGGTGTAGAAGTAACACCTGAGCAAATGTTAGCAATTGTTGACCTGTATGGTCAGCGAGATATAACAGCAATGACTGCTCTTGCTCATAACTCAGCAGAAAGATATTCTAGCTTTTTATTGGGAGGAGATGATACTGAAATTGTACTTGATGGTGGGGTAACTAAAACCTGGGGAGAGATAAGACGTAGTAGGAATACTGCAGAATTTGAATCAGGCCTTAGGCAAATGCGTGGCCACTTTACTGATAAACATCAAATCAGTATCACAGATAATGTGCCAGGTATCCTCGATTCCATTGGTAAACATGTAAGGCAAGTTGAATCTCAAGAACGTGGGAGATTCCATAATGCAGTAAGAGAGAAAGATAGTGACACATATGCTACTCATGAGGCTACTGAATTTAACAATGCACTATATGAAGGACCACATTCTTTACTAACGTTACAGAATAAACTTGCTTTCCTACGTAGTGACAAGGCTGGCAAGCCTGATCATAATATGGCATTCGGTGAAATACATGAAAAACTAAAAGCTGGCATAACCACTGGAACAGTCACATCAGAGCATATACAAGACTACATAGAAGTGGCGAGTCGTCAACCACAAGGCTGGTCACCTTGGAGAAAGGCGATGATGGATGAATTGCTAGAACAGTCACGTAATGCTGCTGTAAATAGAATGCAAGCCCAAGAGGCGCGTAAAAATTTCGCTCAAGGTCAAGCAGTGAAAGAAGCTGTAGAACAATACTGGCACCCTACCGAAGGTTGGAATGGTCAGCTACCTATGAGTCAACAAGAGTTCTCTGAAAAATTATCAGAATCTGGGCTAAGTAGGCAGTCTATAGCACAAGTATTTTCACAAACCATTTCCTCTGCTGCTGGTAAAGCTCAGAGTCCTGAAGAGAAGTATGGACTACATTATAAGAAAGGACTTGATGCATTACTAGATGATGGTCCTGATCTTAGTGGTCAAGATATTGTATTAAAGGACAGTGAAGATTGGACATCATTTAAAAACCACGATCTCCTAGAGGCTAGATTAAGAATAAGGTATAATGATGAGTTCAAAGAATTACTAAAGAGACATGGTTCATCTAATATGGCTGGTATAGCTCAGATGGCAAAGAAACAGACCTTAGAATTCTTAGCAGAGAACCCAACATGGTATCAATTATCACCTGCTAAGGTGACTAATGCTGATGGTGATGAAGTACAGGTACCTAACTCGAAACGTAGTTTCTCACACTTTAACCAGGATGTTGCATTACCAAACACTAAAATCAAAGCTATGGCTAGTCTTGATGACTATCCAGGTGTTTCATATAAAGATAGAGTATTAGGTGTAGGTACGAGTAACTATGAACCTGTAGTAGCAGATGAAGTTATAAACAGTTACTATATAAATGGGAAGCCACAAGTACAATCCTTTGTAGATAGTAGTATAGGAATGGCGCTACAAAGAGCAACAGGACTACCTGCTAGTTTAATATTTGCAGTACATGCTGAGAGACTTGGTAAACCATTACAAGATGAAGAGTATATTGACGAAGAAGAATTTAACAGTCTACCCGAAGGAGTAAAAAGAGTGCTAATCCACAACAGCAGTGATTCAGGCGCAGTTATACAATCAGCTCTACTCAATCCAGAACAGCGGCAGTTGTCAGGTGCATACCAGATGGGTATGGGTCTTACAAATATGTCGAATCCTGCAAATATAAACCCAAAATCAGCATCAGTAGCTCCACTTAGAGCCTCAAACACACCGAAACCTGCACAAGCATTAGCTTACGCAATTTTAGGTGGAGAAGGAGGTTGGGATTCAATTAACCCAGGAATTGTGGATCGTAGGATAAGTAAAAGTACAGCAGCTGAAGCTTGGAGAATAGCGATGTCATATACATCCGGTTCCAGTGCAATGGGTGCTTTCCAACATATGCCATCCATTAACAATAAAAATGTATTGAAACAGAGATGGGAAGCTGCTGGATTAGATTGGGAGAATGATATATTCAGCCCAGAGAATCAAATAAAAATGAACTGGCACTTCATCAAATCAATTTACCCAGGTGTCGAACGAGATTTAGCAGCAGGTAATTTGAGGAGAGTAATGGCTAAACTAAGAGGAACTTGGCCTTCCATACCTGGAGGTAGTCAAGTAAATGCACATTCAGCAGACTTTGAGAACAGGTACTATGGATACTTGAACAATTATGACGATGGTACAGGTACGGGCATGCCGTCTAATCCCCCATATTGGAGGGATGTGATATGACCTATTCAAATTTAGATCAACAATACTGGAATGAACTATTAGCTGAAGAGGAGCAAAAGGAGGCAGCAGCAGAAGCTGCCTCTCAGCTCACACCTTCAGCTGCTGGTAAAGCTGGCCCTGACTTCACACCAGGTGCTTCAGAACAAGCCCAAGGTCAACTCGATGCCTATGAACAGGATAATAAGAGTTGGTTAGGTGGGATGATTGATAAGCAGCAGGAAGCAACAGATGCAAAGATCTCTGTACTACAGGGTGTAGGTGACACTGCCTTTGGACTTGCTAGGAATATTGGATCAGTGATTGGTTCTACCCAATCAGGTTGGGATGAATTAGCTGGAGATGGTGTCGAAAGTGCTAACTTGATCCAAGAGTCAACATCAGCAGCAGATCAATTCTGGCATAAGCATAACCCACAATCTGACAATGGAGCACACCATGCTATACGTCAGATATCAGGTGTAGTACTTCCCTCACTACTAGCACCACAATCTATTATACCTAGACTAGCTGCTTCACCATGGGCTGTTGCTCTACCAGGAGCAGTGAAGACTACAGGTGCAATCGCAGCACGGCTAGGTATCGATACAACTATTGTTGCAGCATCATCAACTGCTGAAGATGAGAACGCAGCTAAAGCACTGAATGATGCATTCGGTTGGGACTTACCTTGGGCTACAAGAGAAGGTGCTGGACCTGACGAAAGACGTAAATACCAGTTATATGAGAATATGGGATTTGCCGCAGCAGGTGAACTCATAACAGGCATCTTTGCATTAAAAGCTTATTATAAGGGTAGGCCTAAGGAGAATCCATTTGCTGCATCGTGGATACATGAATACGATGTACAAAAATGGAAAGCAGCTAAGCAACCTGTAGCACCAGGTACACGAGTTGAATGGGATCCTGGTCTAGTTGTAACACCTCAGACAGATGAAGCAGCTGCAGCACTAACAAGGAATGCTGATGAAATTGCAATGCAGGCAAGGAGTCCTGCTATCAGACAGATTGATGATCAGATTAATGAATTAGGTTTACTTGATGAATTAGGTGAAGCTGATGAAATGAGGTTGGCTGAACTAACTGAACTACGTAAACGGACGGAAGTAGATGAACTACCATTCGATCCAGTAACTAAGCACATTGATGAAGCCGCTCAAGTACGTAATAACTCACTAGCTGATGAAGCTGTTGAACGTGTACAAACTAATCAAGGTGAATATGACCCAATCCTACATGAACCTGCAGAAGCACAAGCACGTGCAGTAGCTAACAGCGGCCCAGCAGATGCTCTAGGAGCGGTCTATGACCATCATAGGATACAACATAACCTAAACACCACTAAAGGTGTCGCTAGAGCTGTCCTACCTACAAAAGGTATGAGGAAACTTTACAATGCTGCAGATGGTACAGAACGGGGAGAGATCCTAGATGAGATTGTTGCTGCTGTAACTCCTGGTAAGGATATGGAAGCGATGATTGAAGGTACTTGGAAAGTAGTACCTGAAGAATTCCAAGCTGCTGTAGATCAAGTTGCTAGAGATATACACAATATAGAACCTAAGCAATTCGCTGCTACTGTTAATGACTTAAAGAGAAAAGTGTTGAAAGGAGCTGAGTTCCTTGATACTGATGATTTCCTTGTCTATGAAGCAGCTGTAAGACAGGTATTAAGAGATTTAGATCCAGATTACATCAGAGCCTCTGCATTAGCAGTACAACAAGCTGCGGATGCAGTAGCTAGTAACGCTAAGGCAGCAGTTATATTAGATGATGTATTAGAGACATCAAGACAACAAGGCATGTTATTCGAGAATCTCGGACTTGTAGCTAAAGAAACACGTGCAGTACGGTACCTATGGGGATATACTGGTAACCTGTTAGACATGGCTAAGAGTAAGAACTTCAATGTAAAACAGCTTAAAGAGTTCCAAGAGGGATTCGCTAAGAATCTAGCTGATGCTAAAACTTCTGCTACTAATTTCGTAGAAGAAATGGAACGTGTTGCTTTATATGAACCTGACTACTTAGATGCGTTCATTAAAGCGTATGACCTAACAGAAGGTAATGTAGATGATCTACTTAAGTTACATAGATGGGCAGAACAGAACGTAAGTCTTTCTAAGTTAGTCTGGGATAACGATCCAGCAACTAAGAGTTTACTAGTACAAGGTATACATGGTGTACGGTACAACAGTATGTTGAACGGTCTAGCACCTTTAAGAGCTTTTGCTGGTAACACTATACTTACAGTAGGTAAACCTGTTTCAGTATTAGCTGGTTCTGCATTTAAATCAGTAACAGGTGATGCATCTGCTCCAGCACTAATAAAGAGAGCTTTATATACATATGGTGGTGTCGTTGAAAACTTCCAACGTGCATTCAAACATATGCATAAAGAGTGGAATTTTGCTGTAGCTAATCCAGAACAAGCTATGATGCGTGGTCGTCATGATGTCAAATTTGCTCCTAGTGATAACTTTGAAGTACTAGAGAGTATGGCAGAAGGATGGCGTGCTGAAGGTAAGCACGGTCAACTAGCATTGCTTAACATGGCAAAGGCAACTTCTTGGTATAATAACCTAAAGATCAACCGTTGGGGTATTAACGCACTACACTCCATTGATGGGTTTACGAACTCCATGATGGCTAGCGGTACGGCACGAGCTAAAGCTTATGACCAATTACTTGATAGTACTAACGGTATAATTAAACAAGGTGACTTCGATAAACTACAGAAGCAATTATACGATAATTCATTCGATAGGACTGGACTACTAACTGACGAAGCTGCTAGACATGCTTCACAAGAGATTGCTCTTAACTTAGATAGTAAGACAGTTAAAGATTTAGATAGATTGATTGCTAGGGTACCTATCCTAAAACCATTGTTCATGTTCCCTAGAACTGGTGTAAATGGCTTTAAGATGGCCTGGTCATACAATCCATTAAGTGCTTTACCTGAAGCAATTGGTAAAGGTAATAAGGCATTCACTGCTAAGTCAACTCAGGAAGTAATGGAAGTGTTACGTACACATGGTATTACTGATGTAAGTGATCCTATGGCTGCACTTAAATCACTACAAGCTGAATATCGTGGCCGTCAGGTTATGGGATCTGCAGTTGTTATGGGTGCAGGACTGATGGCAGTAAACGGAGATCTAACTGGTAATGGTCCAGTAAATGCTTCAGAGAAGAGACATATGATGCGGATGGGTTGGAAACCCAATAGCATTAGATTAAACGGTACTTGGTATAGTTATAAAGGTTTAGAACCTTATCAACAAATTCTTTCACTAACAGCTGATGTCATTTGGAATGGACAACGTGCTGATTCACATTGGATGGAAGACGGTTTAATTAAGATTGCACATGCATTAACAATGAATGTGACTAATCAAACCTTCCTTAGTGGTATGGCACCGCTTGCAGGGCTTATAGGACGTGATGAACGTGTCGTAAATAAGTTTATTGCAGGTTGGACAGACCCACTAGTACCATTCTACTGGTCAGGTTCACGTAGTATCTTGAATAATATCATCAGTCCACAACTGAAAGACGTTGATAATGATGTAATGTCATTCCATAAGAACTACAGTAAGTTCCTATTTGCTGATAGTGATGAGTTGAGAGATCAATTAGACGTATATACAGGTCAACCTATTAATTATCAGGAACCTATGACAGCAGCTCTTAATGGTTTACTACCTTTCTTCAAAAGTAATGGTGGAACTGAACCGTTTAGACAATGGTTGTTAGGTACAGGATGGAATAATTTAAATACATTACGTACTAACAGACTTACAGGACATGATCTAACTTCAAGAGAGCGACATTTTATCAACAATTGGGTAGCAAAACACGGTGGATTACAGCTGCAGATAAAAAAACTAATGGCAGCAGACCAACGTGGTAAGTATACACAGAGTTATGTTAATTCTCGTGGTAAGAAGAGTCAGAAAGAGTTCCCAATTAGTGACTCTTATATCCATAAAGAATTAGATCGTATTCATAATGCTGCATTTAAAGCAGCTTGGAGTGCTCTACAGTTAGAGAATGACTCCTATAAGAGCCTAGATATACTAGAACAGAATAAACAAGGTCTCCTGAAGAGAGGAGCAAACACAGAAGCCGCCCGTGTACAAACACAAATTAACGACTTATTGAAGTCTAATAAATAGCAACTATGGCTAGAACAAAAGACCCTCATACAGGCGATGGTGCTGAAGACACCTTTGCATTTACATTTCCCTATATCAAACAGAGCGACGTTAAAGTAAGTGTAAATAACTCGGATGTTCCTACAACCGACTATACTTTTTCCGATGCTACACATATCAAATTTAATACAGCCCCAGCTGATGAAGCTGTTATTTCTATTTATCGATCTACAGATGATAGTAATCTCGTTGCCACCTTCTACCCTGGCTCAGCTATTAGATCAGCTGATCTAAACGATAACTACACACAGAATTTATACTCCACTCAAGAGAATACTAATAATGCAAAAGATGCTTTAGATAACTCACAAGAGTGGGATTCCTCAACTAATGATTACAAATCAGCCTTTAGTAAAGCTGCTGATGCTGTAAATACAGCTGATGGAGCAGACGATAAAGCAGATGATGCTAAATTAGCTACTGATACGCTAGTTGGTACAACAACCGATAATGGTGTCACTTGGACATTGAAGGGTGACGGACAATCTCCTAACCCTAAAGGTGTTGAATTTGTTGTAAATCAAGTTGACACCTACGTACATGACGGTACAGACCCACAAGGTGGAGGGCCTGATGTCGGTGAACCTAAGGGTTTGAAGTATGCAATTGTAACTGCAGACGCAGCAGATGCAGTTGCTGTTGATGCTAGGGATACTTATGCTATCCCAGCTAAACAAGCTACTGACGCATTAGTTGGTACAACAACCGATAATGGTGCTACTTGGACAGTAAAAGGTGATGGCCTTAGTGGTAACCCTCAAGGGGTTGCTTATGCTATCAGTACTGCAGATACTGCTAAAGATACTTATGCAATACCAGCTAAAACTACAGCAGATGCAGCTAAATTAGCTACTGATACTTATGTGCATGATGGTACAAACCTAACGGGTGGTGGCCCTGATGACAGCCAACCAAAAGGTGTTAAATATGTAATTGATCAGGTTGAAAAATATGTACATGATGGTACATCAGTTATGGGTGATGGTATATCTCCTAACCCTAAGGGTGTTGCTTATGCTATCACCGTAGCAGAAGAAGCATCAGCTTCAGTAGCTGCTTCAGCTATTTATAAAGTAGTACCTGACTTATCTACACTAGAAACTGATTACCCATTAACTGGTAATCAACCTTCACCACCAGGACCAGATCCATTAAATTTAG